CTACTTACCTCTTTTTCAAGTTGATTTACTCTGCGAAACAATTCGATAATATCTCTATCTCTTCGACTACTGATATTAGATAAAACCATTACAAAAGCCGTTGCTGCCACTCCAATTAATACAGGATAGATCTCAGACATTGCTTAGATATATAATTATGTTTAGTATGACTAATAAATAGGAATTATGACAGACAAGGTAAAAGATCCAGCAAAGAAAGTAAAAGAAACAGATGACGATAAACCTGATTACCAAGAAAAAATTACTTTTTTAGTTTCTACCTTTGCCCAAGGATTTATCTTAACTTGGTGTTTAGTAGTCTTATCTCTTGGTTATATAAAACTTCCCAGTAAACTTTTTGGTGTAGATATTCCAGATCAACCTAGAGTGGACAGTACATTTGCTGCTGGACTTTTGGGAAACATACTAGGTGGATTAGGTATTTCTGTTAATGCAGCACAAGGAGCTAAAAAGAAAAAGAAAGAGGATGAAACAGCTAATTTAAATACAAACTCCAGTGGGCAACAAACTATAATAATAAAACAGCCAATAGAATTAGTTACAAGTAAACCTGATGTTATTAGAGTTGATCCCATTACTGGGAAAAATATTAAAAACAACGGAAAACTAGACACATGAAAAAACTACTTCCATTTTTATTTCTTATGTCAGCACCAGTTTATGC